GTCAAGGTGATAAACCAGAAATTAAAACGCCACCTAAAGATATCACTCGCACAGTAAATGCTAATACTTATAGAGATCTCCTTGTGAAATTAGGTATGCCTAAAGAGCTAGCAGATATAATGATAAATGATCAAGGAGCTATAAATACTGATAAAGCTAAGGATGCTAGTAAGAAGACGTTACTAACAATTTCTGAGCATTATTATGCTGAGGTTTCTAATAAAGATAAAGATTTCCATGTAGATTACGCACTTAAAGAGGTTATGGAAAATCAAGCAGCACCGTTAGAGTATCTACAGGAACGTGAGCTTCTTTTAGAAAAAGGTGAAACACCTACTAATACTAGCGAAAAGAATGTATTAAGTGAATCTAATCAAGGTAAAGGTTCATGGACAGTTTAGAAACTTATGGTCAATATAAATCAGAAGAAGGTAAAGGATTCGAACCTTCTGGATGGAAAGATCATGAATTAATAGATAGAGATGTAATTCTAGTTACAGAACGTTTAGGTCCTCCTAATGACTACGATATCTCCAATGGTAACGTTTATACTATGGATTACTTTTACTTATCCTCTTTATGGAGAAACTTATTCGGTCCTCGTAAGCATGACATAGCTATATCCAGATTGACTAGTCGAGAAAAGGTTACAGTAGATTATACAAATCTCAGAGTATTTATTGATGGTAATGAATATACTTATGATAAGATACTTAAATCTGAGATGAAGAAGATTAGTAGTGGTGAGATATTTAAGCAAAGTCTTAATAAGCCTAATACTCACAATGGTAATATCATAAAAGTAGAAGGATAGACAATGTCTACTATAAAGAAACGCCACTACAAAGTAAAGTGGAAATTTATAATTGAAGAACCAATGTCTACTAACTTTAGAAAGTATCATAATGAATTCTTTCCTAAGTGGTATGCATTCATGAGAAGAGTTGTTCAGGTAAAGTTAACTCCTAATCAAATTAGAGATATACCTAATATACGTAATAGTATACCTTCTAATATAAAGACTGAGTCTATCTATAATATGGTCTCTAAGAAGAATGAGAATTTAGCTAGAGAGCTGATAGATTGTGCTCCTATATTTGATTTTTCACCGTTTGACTTGAAGGTTTACATACTAGCTGTCTTCGGAATTTCTAGTTCTGAGTGCAAGAAAAATTTTGCAACTGATTAGGCAAAACTTTACCTTATCACGCGCATAATGCGGAATGAGATTTTACAAATTCGTATACGTAGTCGTCAAAGACACCCTTAAAAGGTTTTGCTAATGAATAAAGTTTTATTGATAGAAACTTCTTCTTTGTCCTTTAGAGTTTCTAGTAATGTGATTACTGAAGCTACTAAAAAGGAGCTTAAAGATGGTAGAATGATACTTCGTGGAGTACCTGCTACTATTCTTGGTGAAAAGAATGCAAATGGTAGAATTTACTCTACCGAAACTCTACAGCAGTCTATTGACAGAGTGAAGAGTGAGGGTTTATTTGAACGTAAGCGTTTGCTATGTTCAGCTGATGATCATCCTAAGGAGGCTCATGTACCTCCTAGTCATGCTTCTCACATTGTAGTAGATGCTTACATTGAAAAGATAGGTGGTCGTAGTTACTTGTTAAATGACTGGTTGATTCTAGATACGAGTGAAGGTAAGAATCTCCGTGCATTGATTGAAGCAGGTAGTGATATAGGTACTTCAATTCGTGGTTTAGGTAGATTCAATGAAGCTACTTCAATGATTGAAGATTATGAATACTTAGGTACCGATGTAGTTGGTAACCCTAGTGCCGGAACATTCACGTCTCATAATGACTTTAAGGTTGAAGTTGTATCTGAGAGTGCTAATAAACAGTCAAGTATTTTAAATGAGGATAAAATGAGCAAGTTTAACTTAAACGATAAAATCATAGAATTCAAGAAGAATAATTTAAAGAATGGTAAATTAGCTACGGAGAAGAATGAAGCAGTATCTCAGCTCTTATTCTTACAGCAGGAAGCTATTCAGAATGGTGCAGATTTATCCACTGACTTTGCTCAGTTGAAAGATATTGTACTTGGTGCTATTAAAGAAAGCGCTGATACGGATAAAAATGATTCGAAGCTTCTGACTGAAGGTCTGACTCTTGAGCAAGCTAATGACATGGCTAATAAATATCTTCGTCAGAATTCTGCTAGTGAAATTATCGCTACTGAAGCTCTCAAGAATGCTAAAGAGCATGGTGAGAAGTTGATAGCTGCTCGTAAAGCAACTGTATCCTTAGTTGAAGCAATCAAGAAAGTAGTTGCTGAGAATGCTAAAGATCGTGATGAGCTCAAAGAGAAGACTCAGAAAGTATTAGAAGAACAGTTTGTTAAGTTTGAAGCTATCTTAGCTGAAACCCTCGAGAAGGGTGAGAAGGAACTTAAAGAAGCACAACTGCAAGCTGAAGAGCTTGTTGCTACTGTTCTTGATGAAGCTAAGAAGGTTACGAAAGAACTTCGTGATACAAACAAGCGTACTCAGAAAATGCTTGAAGCTTCGATGACAATTATCAAGAAACTTGTTTCTAAGATTAAAGAAATGAAACAGGTTACTGGTAAGGATAATAAATCTACAAAACACTCTCGAACGATTGAACAAAAGTTAGAATCAGCTAAACTGCAAGGTGATGCTGCTCTTCTCAAAGAGAATGAGATCTAACATATTTACTAAATTTAAAGAAAGGTAAAGGATACCATTATGGGTATTGTAACTAACATTAATGAAGCAGCTAGAGTTCAGTCTCTTCGTGAGTCTGTAATCGAAGCTGGTGTTAAGGTATTTGAAGAAGGTAAAGGTTTCGACGGTAAAGCTTATCGTGACCAGTATCGTTCTTTAGGTAAACGTATGGAAAGCAATGAGAAGGCTGATATGCGCTATCGTGCATCTATGGCTATGATCATGGTTGAGCGTACGAAGTCGATCATTGACAACATGAAGCGTCTGCATGGTGAATCGACCGTGACTCAGTCGTTTGGTAACCTCCAGCCTCGTATCTTAGATATTGTTCGTATTTTCTATCCGAACATGATCGCGAACGAACTGGTAGATATTCAGCCTCTTGATGGTGAAATCGGTCAGATCTTCGTACTGAAACCTCGCTTCGAAGATACGTTCGGTGGTGTAACTGAAGGTGATGAAATCTTCAGAACTTATCCTACGAACTATAACTACGCAGCTGAAACTGTTAATGACGTACTCGGTACGCCAGATGGTTCGACTCGTGCTTTCAGTAAGACCTTAGCTAACACTCCTATTCGTCCTTCGACTGTACAGCTTACGTACACGACTGGTGGTACTACCTATACCGTAACTGATGACGGTAATGGTAACTTCACTGGTACGTATGTAACGGGTACTGTGAACTATGAAACTGGTGTTGTTTCTATTACGTTTGCTGTAAGTCATGCTCCTACTAACAGCACGACTCTCCCGATTCTGTATCTGTATGATTCGGAACAAGCTGAAAGCACCATCCGTAGTGTTAAGTTCGACCTGAGCTTAGTACCGGTGAAGGCTCGTCAGCATCCTCTGAAGTTCAAATACTCGGTTGCTGCTGGCTTAGCTGCTAGTGCACACCTTGCATTAGATACTGAAGAAACTCTGACTCAGTTAGCTGCAGAGTACATTAAAAATGAACGTGACAATAAGCTCGTTCAGTTGATTGTACAGAATGCAACTCATGACAATGATCTTGACTTTGATGCAGATCGTGCGACTGCTTATTACGATAAGCGTTCGTTCTATTCTGAATTGGAACTCAAGCTCAACCATGCTGAGTCGCTGATTCAGACTGCTATGGGTCGTGGTTCGGTTGACTTCATGCTCTGCGGTAAGAATGCAGCGGAAGTTATCATGAACTCACGTGGTTTCCGTCCTGAACCTTATGTACCACAGATTGGTTCCTATAAAGTAGGTACCTTACGTGACGGTAAGATCGCAGTTGTTAAATCTCTGTTGATGGATGCTGATACTTACGTATTCGGATTCAAAGGCTTTATGCCTGGAGATAGTGCTACCATTCTTGCTGAGTGGGTGCCTATCTACGCGACTCCGACCCTTGAGTACCCGACTCTGACAAGAGAAAAGGGCTTAATGTCTCTGTACGATCTGTTTGTTAATACCCCGCAGTATTACTACTACGGTACGTTAACTAACTACGAATCGTAATAGACTGACGTTACTTGATTAGAGGGAGGACCTAGTTAGCAATAACTACCCTCCCTCTTCTTAAGTTATATTTTTAATTATTCTCGAGGTTGTTACCATGCCAGTTGTATATATCTATTATCCCCGTTCAGTTCACGAGTCTATGCAAGCTGACGGAATCATTCTTAGTCAGGTAGGTGGTAGAGGTTTCCGTTCTCCGATGCCTAATTTAGAAAGATTAGTCAAAGGTAATGTAATTCGTAATTATGTTACAGATAAAATCGAAATCCCAGGTCAAGGTCCGTTCACCATTGATGAAACTTTCAATGAGTTAGTAAGAAAATACGGTACTGATGATGCCTCTCATATAGATGAGTCAGTTAGAGAATATCTCCGTATCAATAAACCAGGTCATGATGCTAAGAAAGAAGTTACAGAAGATCAATTAGATCCCAATGCTGTTGACTATCTTGATAAGCTAGCTAAGATGGATTTACCTGCTGCTAAAGAGCATGCAATTAACACTTGGGGAGTTGACGTAGCTAAAGTACGTTCGATTACACGAGTAGTTGAAGAAGTAAAGTTAGCAATGGAAAATAAAAATAAGACTACAGTAGTAGAGACTAATAAAGATCAGAAAAATCCTGATGAAACTGATACTTCTACTCCTCCTGTAGTTAATCCAGAAGTTAAAGATGATACTAAACCAGTAACTACTCTTGATGCAGAAAAGGTAGATGGCTCAGCTATTTAACAAATCTGAATACGTAGTTAGTAAATTACGTTTACTTGTAGGTGATCCTATATTAGCTGCTGTTCAATCGGACATTGATGCGATTACAACTGCAATTAACATAGCTCACCTGCAGTACTGGACTGCATTACCTTATGAGTACAATCAGCAGGTAGAAGTAACAGTCAATAGTACAGGTGAAGTATATAATAGTATAGATACACTTAAGTCTCAAGCATTCTCAGATGTAACTGTACGAGATAAGTCTTATTACTTAGGTGTAGTAAGAATGAGTGAAGCTCCTTATCAAATGAGAAACCTTACATCTTACTTGTTAGGTCGAGCTGTATTAAATCATCCTTATATCAATCCTAAGTCTGGTCGAATTGATCTCAATAACATTCTCCTTTATAATACAGAGAGAGAAATGTTACAAGGTGACGTAGAAATAAGATATGACACTGTAAATCAAAATGTGATATATACTGTACCTATTGGATTTACGCAGTATAGCTTCACTCACGGATTTGGATTCTATGATCAGGAGCTTACATACGTTCCTGAGAACAATTTACAAATGTTAGCTAAGATGGCTGCAATTGAGTACCTTGATGCTCTTATTACTGCACGTAGCGCCATTACACTAGAAGCCGATTACGGTGTTAATGTAGATTACTTAAAAGAACGTCGTAATGAGCTCAAACAAGAAGTTAAGGAGCAAATTGTGATGATGGCTCCAATCCCGATACTTAGAGGATAAAATGAAAAGACACATAAGTGAAATGATAAGCCAAGAAACCGTAACTACGAGTGACTTAGCTTTAAATATTCCTGCTGCTCAAGGTGCTCATTCGTTAGAAAATGACGAAGATGATAAGAAAAAGAAGCGTCCTGAAGATATTACTGCATGGGAGGGGATTAAAGAGTCCTCTAAGGATAAGTTAAAACGTAGCATTGGTATGATTCTCCGTGAAGAACTTCTTGGATTTAAGCTTGTACCAACTAGTGAACTAGAAAGCTACGGTGCAGGTCAAGAAAGTGTACTATTCCACAAACAAGTAATGATTCAGTGCGATGGTAAGCTTGACGTAAAGCATATAGCTTACGGGTACCTCGTACCTAAAGATAAATCTTATAATCCAGCGTATGCTGTTATTCTTAAGAGAACAGACTGGACTGAGATTGTACGTACATTCTCAAGTGCTGACGAAGCACAGAGCTTAGCTTCCGATTTATCAGATAAGAGTTCTATCTCTATATCTGAATTAGAAGCACTTGGATTTATGATATATTTAAAATAAGGAAGGAATTATATGCCTACTGGTGTTCGTTTTATTTGTGCTAACTTAGGAGCATTAGAAAGACAGTACGATGCTCTTAACGTAGAACGTAAGTACCGTAATTTTAGCATCTCTAATACAAAACAGTTAGGTAACGGTGAATATTATTTCGACGTTGTATCTAATGGTTATGATGCTACACTTGTACCTGAGATGATGAAATACATTTTAGTCGCTGATTGTAGAGTTGAAGCTACACCTGAAGTTGACGCTGTAGCTGTAGTAGAAGATATTGATGCTATAATCAATTCAATCGCTAGAGGTAACTCTGCTTCTAAGGTAATTGGTGATCTTGTAGAGAATATCTTAAAGAAAGAAGATAATTCTTTGTACATGGGAGCTGACGGTATTGATGCTAAAGAAGACTCTGATGATATTTTAGCTCCTGAACTCGGTGATGACGATGTTACTGATATACCAGAAGGACTTCAAGGTCAATACGCAGTAACTCATCTTGGTACAGGTCGTAAGCAAAATTTATCTTATGATCAATGCGTAGGTTTATTCGGTAGAAATCAATTTCACGATATGCTCAAAGGTACTTCTCCTGAGTATGTAGCTCATACTGAAAGTAAGGAATCTTACTTAATTGAGAAAGTTAAATAAAGTACTTATGACTCAAGATAATATAGGTAATTTCCATATGGGTCCTCAAGTTAACAATAGAGATTACAAAAAGATTGCTGAGTCGTTATTAGTAGGTATAACTGAGAACTACTCTGAAGGTGATAAAGTAAGAGTAAATGATCCAGAAGATGATAGAAACGATCAAGTAGGTAAAGTTGTTCGTACAAATGGAGCAAATAAATCTTATACGATTAAATTCTCCGATGGATACGTAGACATATACGCTCTCAGTCAGTTAGTTAAAGAATCTACTAATGATCAATTAGCAGATAAGATTTATCGTAAAAGTAGAGAGTTAGTTCAAGCTTTAGATGAATTACCTCAGGATGCAAGTAGATCCGAAGTGCATAAATTAGTAGCTAGTCGTATCGAAAGAGGATTATCTACTGATTCATATGATATTAATAAAATATTAGAAAAGAAATAAATACTCATGGCTTCATTACAACAATTTACTCAAGGTACTCAGCAGGTATTACCTACTGCTTTAACTAACTATCTAAAAGGTGACTTAAAGGTAGAAAGTGTACGTATAACTAATATGTTAGGTGTTAAAACTAAGATTATTAGTGCAACGATAAGAGGTAGTACAGGTGAAAATGCATATAATGTTGTTATTATGTTCACCGGACTTAAAGATCCTGAAAATGACATACCTAAAGTAAATGCTACAAATGCTGTAGTACGTTGTCAGTGCGAGTCATTCTACTTCTACTTCGCATACCCAGATAGATTGATTAGCGGACTATATGGTGGTAATTTTAGACCGTACGTACGTAAGACTAATCCAGCTGATGGTAAGTACCCTCCTAAGAATCCAGGTAATATTCCTGGTATCTGTAAACATTTACTATTATTGACTCGTTCTCTCATTAATGAAGGTATCATTCAATAATATGACTAAAGATTACAAAGAATTAGCTCGTAAGATTATTATTGAGTCTCATATCTTTATAAGAGATAAAGAAGATCTATATAAGTTTAGATTTGAAGTAAAGAAAGCTGGTAAATCTTATAAGTCTGTTGAGTCCTTAGCTGCTTTCTTAAAAGCTTGTGATGAAGATGAACCATCATATATTACAGCAGTAGAAGTAGCAGAGATAGCAGCTAATGGCGGAGCTACTTTTCATAATGGAGATGTCTGGTATGCATATCCAAGTCGGTGATAGAGTAAAGATAGTAAGTTCAGGTACTTCTAGTGATAATAAAGAAGGAATTGTAGTAAATATTCGTCATCCTCATGATTATATAGAAGTAAAACTCCAGAATGGTGAAGTAGAACCTTTTAGAGATGAAGAATTAGAAAAATTAGGTATAAATCCTTATACTACACAGGCTTACACTACAATTTTGAGTAAATTTAACTAATTAAGGAGCAATTTTATGTCTAAAGACAATAAAGAAGTTAAAAATGAAGAATCCAAGTACAAAGAACAGGCTACTAAGCTCGTTGAGTCCATTTTTGGTACTCCTAAGAAAGAAATCGTTTCGGATAAGAAATAATTAAGGTATAGTTACATGAGCAAAGAATTATTTAGAGAATTTGCATCAGTTGCATCTAAACTACTTAAAGAAGGTAGTGATGATGACAACGTTAGTGATGGAACTGGTGGTGCTCATAGTGACAAGTACCGTGACTTGAGTAATTTTGAAGCTGATGCTTACGCTAGAGGTATGAATGTCATACTAGATCCAGCTTGGGATACTCATGATTACTCAAAGCTTAGTTATTATGCAGTAAAAGGTAAAGATATCCACGGTAGTTATACTAAAGCTGATAACTTTGGTACGATTCATGATCAACCTATAGGTAGACTCAAAGAGAGTAAAGCTATACTTTATTCAGAAGAGTTCAAAGTAGGTGATAATGTCATAGTTAAAGGTAATGGTAGACCTGGGATTATAACTAAAGACGAAGGTGAAACTGTTATTGTAAAATACACTGGAGATAGTAAGTATTCTAGTAATACAAGTTCAGAAGATAGAGTACATAAATACGACTTAAAATATTCGGAGTAATATATTCATGTTAATACTTATTAATACTAATCCTAACTTTTTAATAACTAAAGAGTTAAAGCTAAATACTAATAAAGGCTTCTCCTTATTTCAAGAAGGTGAGTTAGTAACTGTTCATAAAAGTGAGAATGGTAATATTCTCTTAGGAGACAGTGGAGATATTGTAGAGATAGAATCTTCAGTATCTATTAAGGAAATATTATCAGCTATTAGACTAATCGACGCAGCTAAAGTTGAAATTAAAGAATCTGAGCATGGTATCGGAGTCCATATGGAAGATGATTCAGCTCAAGTACTCAGTGAGAGTCAGCTTGTAGAAGTTATCCCTCTCTTTAGTGCTAAATTAGAGAAAACAGTCTTGGGTACCGTACAACATAGTTAACAAATTTAAATCAAATATAACGGAGTTAAATAATATGTCTAAAGATATTAAAAAGGGTGCATTCGTATCCAAGTCTACGATTGTTATCGAGACCAATCTCGGTAAGTTTACGTACAAGAAAGGTGACGTTATCAGATTAGGTGTCACTGAGAATAAAGAACTTGTACTGATGGATTTCGTTAAAGAATCCACTGATATCAAAGAAAAAGGTAAAGTAATTCGTACTGAGACTCGTAATACTCCTTGCTTCGCTATTGTAAAAGGTATGGACGTAGAGAAGTCGATTATTGAATCTGTAGTCCACTCAAGTGAACTTGCAGTCAGTCCTTCTAAAGAAAAGGTCAGTATCCTGAATGCTCTGACTTGTGAAGAAGTAGATCCAATGAAAGTTGCATCTCTGCTGATTAAAGAATCTGCAGGTAGTGATACAATCGGCTTACCTGTTATTCGTCGTGTAGCTAATTTGACTGCTAATCAGAGAATGAAGATCTTAGGTGAAAATAAGATTAAAGTACCTCTGACTGCTAAAGTAGCACGAGTTAATCAAGTATCTGTTTCTAAAGAAGGTCATCTTGATCTAACTGGGTTTGTTGTAAATAGCAAACTTCTTGAAGATGTAGTTGATCAAAACGTCACTGCTAAAGATGAACCTGAGAAGGACATGGAAGATGACGTAAAGAAACATGCGATGACTGCAGATGAAGGTGCAGAATGCAGCATGTATGAAGGTAAAGTCAAAGTAAAGACTACTAAGATTAAAGAATGTGTAGCTTCTTTGAAGAAAGCTGGTTACAAAAGATTCTCTCTGACCGAAGATGGTGACGCCGTAATTGTTGATCCTAAGAATGGTGAACGTATCGAAATGGATCCAGCTCAGGATGATAAAGATCTTGCAGTAATCGACGGTGAACCTAATACTAAGCGTCCTGCTACTGAACCTGAAAATCCGATGACTGAAGCTGAACTGAGAAAACGTGCACTTGCTGACCTTAGAGGTTTCTTTGCTGAAGAAGGTGAAGATGACGCTGAGATCGTCGATGACGAAGGTGATGACATGTTAGGTGAAGACATGATCGGGACTACTGCAACTACCACCGATCGTGCATCTACTAGCGATGGATCAACTGCAGGTGATCGTCGTCGTACCACGAAGGTAGTAGGTAATGACGATGCTGAACTGAAGTGGAAGAAAGGTCAGAAACCGTTAGGTTCTGATGAAAATCAGGGTGACTTAAACGTTACCACTGAGAGTGAAGCAGTTGATTACAACAACTATGATGCTTGGTTGAGTGGAGTTATGCACAATGGTTATTCCTACACTGACAAGGAAGATGGTGTAGTCTGTGCAGTACATCCTGTAACTGGTGAAGAAATGGGTAAGTTCGATAAGAACTCCGGTGCTGGTACATTGAATGTAATGTCTCCTGAATCGTCCATCGTATAATTGATAAGAAGTCTCAGAATGCCAGGATTTGATCCTAGTGATATATTAGAATACTATGTAGTAAGAAGAGATACTGACTACGAACGTAAAAATTCGGACGTAGACAGAGCTTATCTTATAACTAAGTTTCATGACAAACGTGAACCTAGTGATACTGGTTTAGTATATCGTAGAAAGAACGGATCCTGGTATTCTGATGACTACGGTTTTAGACGTCACGGTAATGAAAATGCTTCTAAGCGTATAGCTTTAGTAAAGAAGCACATATCATTAGGTGAGCCAGATTTGTCAGCCTATTGGATAGATAAGTCAGGTAGAATTGAATTTCATACTATACCTATGATTCAGTTTGAGAAAAGCAAAAGTATCTCTAAATCAAGGTCTAGTTAAGCTTATAACGCTTGTATAAGGTTGTTATAATCTATTCTGGGAGAGGTGTCGCCCAACTAAGTTTTGACTCCCTACAAGCTTAATAAAGGCTTTTAATAAATGACATTACTTAGAGACTTAGCAAACAATTCAGTACTTTATCAAGCTTCGTTACGTGATAATTACGTAGAAGCAAATGGTGTACCCGTAGTTTGTTTAGTACCAGTAACAGAAAACAATAAAAATGAACTAGGTGATTTTATAGAAGGTGATAGAGAATCTGTCACACTTAAACTTGTACCAAGATACAAACAGTACTTTCAATTACTATCAATTTTAGAAGAGTCGATAGAAGATACTTTACCTCTCGAATTGATAATGAAAACTACAGATGATTTACAAAAAGATACGATCTTACAAATAGACGTAGTGATGCCTCATAATGAAGAGGTAGTAAATCAATGGAGAGTACTGAGTTCAGGTTTAAAGCATTTAGAATTTGGTTATGCTAAAGTAGCTAAAGCTGTACCTAGAAGAGGATTGGACTGGAGCTAGTAAATGCCTACAACTCTAACTAGTACATTATCTGAGTTAAATGCTAAGTTTGTAGCGTTCCTTTACGAGTCACTAAATGGATACTACCCTGAAACATGGAAAAACTCCCAACAAGTATTCTATAGTTATGAAGATACATGGGAATTTGCAGTTCAGAATCTTACTGAAAGAAGAAAGAATAACGACGTAGGATTTCCATTTCTATCTATTACTAGAGAGCCTGATTTCAGAGAAGATGGTCAGGATATATCTATGAGAGTCACGGACGTTCCTACTTTTTATGATAGAACAGTTTCTGACGGAAGTACTCCAAATCCGATGTTTAAAGTACTACCAGTTCATTTGACTTATCATGGACTTGTATTTACTAATAGTTTAGATCATGCTGAGACACTCATAGAAGATCTTATGTTTTCTAGAGGTAAAATAAGAGCTGGAGAATTTGACTCTGAAGTTGTTGAAGGATTCCATAGTTATTTTGACTCTCAGTTAATTGATTTACCTAGGTATGTAGAAGTACCTAATAAAAAAGACTTAATAGAAGGTAGAGGTTCTGTCTTCGGTATACTTCTAAAGTTCCATGTTGATGGACTTATAGCTAGAGGTGCTACTGTTAAACCTATCTTCCATATTACAGCGAATATACGACCAAATGAAGAAGGACTATCAGAAGACCTTCCTCATGACGTTATACAGATAGATGCACCAAATACCTAAGGAGTTGATATGTTTGATCCAAGTATGTATACTAAATTGTTTAATCAAAATCCTGTACAGAAGTCAGTTAAAGGTATAGATGGTCATACCTATTTCTTACCTCCTAAGTCTATCAAGAAAATTCCGACTGAGGTCGCTGGTGCATTACCTGAAAAGGTATTTGTGATAAATAACTAATATTAACAGATTAAGGTAAAATTGTATGGGAATTGGATATAAATCAGCTGGAGTATACTCCACTGAAATAGATTTATCACAAATAGTTAAAGCTAATGGTGACATGGTAGGTGCAATAGTAAGTGCATCTAAGAAAGGTCCAGTTAATCAAAGAGTCCTTATTACTAATACTAAGGATTTTATTAATACCTTTGGTCAACCTGACTACACCTATTCTTACGGTCACTACTGTGCTTTATTTGCTTTAGAAGAAATGAGCTCACTTTACTTTACACGTATAGCTCACGATGATGCAATGTACGCTAATGTATTTGTAAATACGAGTGGTGCATCACCAACCTTCTCGTCAGGTGTAGGTATTCTTGATCCAGATGCTGTAGCTCCATTTGCTTCAGTTGCTGATGCAATAATGATGTTCTACGCAATCGGTCCAGGTGAGTACGCAAATAACCTTTCAGTAAATATTACTGACATAGACGACACAGCTAAAACATTCACAGTAGAAGTATATCAAACTGTAAATAGTGTCACTACTTTACTTGAGAGAATCAAAGGTTGCTCGAGAATTGCAGGTACAGATGGTTACGGTAAAAATAGTTACGTTGTTAATAGAATTGAAGCAAATTCTAGATACGTAAGGTGCATTGACAATACTGACGTACCAGAATCTACGATGCCAGCAGTTACTGTACTCTCTCAGGTACCTCCATTTGCTGCTTTGAGTGGTGGCGATGATGGTTCAGCTGTAACTAGCTCTGATATTTCTACAGGTTGGGATTTATACGCTAATCCAGACGACGTAAGTATTAATGTTCTTATTAATGCTGGTTACGTAGCTGATGATGATATTGTTGTACAAACTAAGATGAAGTCTATCGTAGAAGATAGAACTGACTGTATAGCAATCTTTGACATACCTGCAGATCAAGTAGCAATGGATACTAACCAAGCTACTACGTGGAGAAATACTACACAGAACTTTAATACAAGTTACGGTGCATTATACTCCCCATGGTTAAAAGTATACGATACGTTCAATGATATACAAAACTTACCTATTCCTCCTTCTGGTGGTGTAGCTCAGGTTATTGCACGTAGATCCGCGGCTCAGGATCCTTGGTACCCACCTGCTGGTGAAAATTACGGTATAATTGATTGCGCATCTTTACCTGTACTAGGTGTGACTGCTACTTATACTCAAGGATATAGAGATGGATTATACGAAGCAGGTATCAATCCGATACGTAACATACCAGGTAAAGGTAATGCAGTAATATGGGGCCAGAAAACTGAACATAGTCCTGCTTCTGCACTTGATCGTGTAAACGTTCGTCAGCTTTTAATTGTAATTGAAAAAGCCATTAAGATATACTTAGAAGGAGTACTGTTCGAGCTTAACGATCAGTATACTAGACAACGTGTAGTATCGACTATCTCACAGTTCATGAACTTAGTGAAAGGTAGAAATGGTGTATACGACTTCACAGTAATATGTGATACTTCAAATAACACACCTCAAGTAATTGACCAGAATCAATTGAATGTAGATCTCTATGTTCAACCAGTTCGTGCAGCAGAATTTATACAGCTGCAAACCATCATTACGAGAACAGGTGTGACTGTGTCTGAGATTCAGACTAACAGTGTGAACCTCTAATAAGGACTAACAGGAGTAATTCATGCCCGCACCATTAAATACTATAAGAGGGTTAATTGATCCTCTTAAATCATATCAATACAGCATAATTGTACAACCGATACCTTCGATTGTAGGAATTGATGCTCAGTTACTTGACTTACGCTGCCGAGCTACGGGTTTACCTGGTAGTTCTGTAGGTGTAGCTAAAGTTGAGCTAGCTGGTCAGTCTGTAAATTATGGAACTCTGAGAGAGTATGAACCTTGGAGAACTAGAGTTGTAGAAGGATTAGACGTAAAAATTCTCAGAGGTATTAAACTCTGGCACGATCTAATCTTTAATCCGACAACTGGTCAAGGTAGCAACAAAGCAGCTTATGAAGCTACTGGAGTTGTTCAGTTATTGGATAACTCTAATAACGTTGTTCTTACAAGAACATTGATTGGATTATTCCCTCAGAAAATTGATGAAATTGACCTTAACCAAGAACGTCCAGGTAGAGCTGTAGAAGCTAATATTACTTGGGTATTCGATGCATTTGATGATACCTAATAGATGCCAAATCTCAGCAACATATATTCAGTTAGAGCGCTACCTGATCCTCAGTTATCGTTCAAGTGGGACTGTGTATTTCCCACATTAGCAGGATATACTCCAGTTGTTGAGAGAGTAGGAATACCTAGTACAGGTTTAGAACGACAAGTCTCAGTCCTAGGTGGTAAAGAACAATACTACCCAGGATTTGAGAGAGTCGGAACTCTACCAGTTACATTCTATCAAGATAGTAATGGTGACATATTAGGATATATTGCAGCTTGGAGAAATCTGATCCGTAATCCTGATGGAACTAGAAATTACCCAGCTACGTACGAAAAAACAGTAGTTGTTAATTTTTATCCTACTGGTTCTCCTTTAGGTATAGCATTAAATGCTTCAGCTGTAGGTGGATCCTTATTAGGAATACCTGCAGTAAATGCATTAGTAGGAGCAGTAAGTGCAGCTACAGGATTACAAATAACTGATCCTATAGTTACTGTTACTCTTAATGGTGTATTCCCTCTTATAACTGAATCTGTTGATTTAAATTACGATAGAGGTGGATCAGGTAGACTAACATACAGACAAGAGTTCAATGTTTCTAGTATAGATTACAAAGTTGGATCTAATATTATAAATAGAGCATTAAACTCTCCATTAGCTTCTATATTAAACACCTTAGGAGGAAGTATCTTATCAAGAGCATTCTCTAATTTTTAAAAACTTTTTAACACTCACGAGGATTTATGAAAGAACCAGCAGTAAAAATTACACTACCTGGTCATAAGATCTATAATACAGATGTTTACGCTCACACATTTCAAGTTGCCACAATACGTCAGTTAGCTAATGTCATTGATAATAATGACGAAAAACTTCTTTATAACATAGTCCAAAAACACGTAAACATCGATATAAAATTACTGACAACCTATGATTTTGAATACCTCCTCCATTGGCAACGTATAAATTCCTATGAAACAATATCAATGTACCAAAATTGGCTATGTCCTAAGTGCGGGAATAGCAACGAGTCAGAAGTAAAAGGTCCTGATTTAATTGTTGACGACGTAAGTGAAGAATACTTAGACGGCATTAGATTATTATTCTTCTCGAACAACAAAGAAATGAAGATTAAACATTCTGTACTTGGAGATACATTTAGATGCGAAGACTACTACAAGACTTATAAAAAGATACCGACTGAAGAAGAGGTATTTGAATTCAAATTAGCTTGTATGTTAGAGTCTAATTTTAATTCAATAGCTGAATCAATTAAGTTTGTAACAGAAGAAATGAACTTAGATGATTTAATGTTGATTGAACATTTTGAAGAAACCTATAAATACGGTGTTCGTCCTTATATTGTAAAGAATTGTTCTCACTGTGACAACAAGGAGGTACAGGTGAAGTATAACTTCTCTGTACTACGATTTTTTCCCGATTATAACAGTAAGTCAACTTTACAATCTAGAACACTTTCTAATAAGACATCTCCACATACAACCGTCGGAGATACAAAGAATGGACTTCGTGAAAGCTCTTTATCACAAGAGTCAACATCTATTGACTCTAGAAATGATGGAGATGGAACTAAACAAGTAGAAATAGCAATACCTAAGTCCTCCATGAAAGATTTATCAGAAGAAGCTAAAAGTTCAGAAGTAGCACCTATGAGTCAACTAATTAGGTAATTATGCCCTCCGTAACTACTAAAACAAAGATTATAGCTAATGATGATGTAAACTCCAAAGTTGAGGAGTTGAATAAGGCTATGATGGCTTCAATAAAAGAAATGAATGCCTTTAGAAAATCATTAGAATCACAAAGAATACAAACTTCTAAAGGACTTACTGCATTAATTGATAGAGTTGATAAATTATCTAAAGAGTATATAAAGTCAGGTAATGATACAAGAATAGGATTATCTGAGGAACTTAGTAAGAAACTGGATGAACTAGCTAAGATAAGAAGAGAAGAACTTAAAAGTGCAGTAATTGAGAATACTCCAGATCCTTCTAAGTTAAAGGATGTTACAAATAGTAGTAAGATAAAATCAGCAGAGCAAATAGAAGAAATACGTAAATTAATAGCTGATTCTTATAGAAAAACTCATACTACGCAAGGTGGAGTAAGGTCGGCCATTTATGCTTCAAGTCCATTAGCAGGTTTAGCTGGTGAAGCTATAGGTTATGATAATATAACAAAGTTATTAGGAAAAGCTTATAACTTTGGAGGTGGAGTTGTATCAGGATTACGTAAAAGTGTAAAGAATACGGGAGATGAAGGAACTCCTAAGAGCATTGATAATAATCAAAAGGTTTTAATCAGTGACTTAAACAAATTTCATGACGAAGATAAAAAGATACAATATAGGTATCATAAAGAATTAATTTCAGTATTACAAGGATCAGGTAGTTCTAGCTCAACTTCAATAATAGGTGCAGGATCAAAAGGAGAAATCACTACTGCAGATATAGTTGAAGGTGGAGTTATATATAAGTTAATACCAACAATTATAGCAGGTACGTTAACAGCTGGAGTTGTTGGTATAATAACTGCATCTATAGCTGGTTTGATTGGTAAAGCTAATGTAGCTAAGATAGGTGAGACTGTTGATAAGGTTGGAGGTTCTTCTTATAATCCTTTAAATCTTATATCATCAGCTACAGAAGCAGCTACATGGTGGTGGTCAGGTAAGTCTAAGGATAAAGGAACTGGATTATATGATCCAAATTCAACTCCATCTAAGTGGGGTATGAATGTTTCAAGTACTAGACCTACTGGACTTAAGAATGAAGCTACATTTCTACCTCAGTACAATGTAACAGGTGCTGATGTTCCGTATAAATCATTGTACTCAAAGTACGGTTCTATGTACGGAGTAGATCCTAATTTATTAATGGCTCAAGGTGATATTGAAAGTAAATTTAATCCACAAGCAGTAGGACCTTGGACTAAGTACGGTAAAGCTAGAGGTATCTCTCAACTTATTCCAGATACTGCTAGAAGATACGGTGTGACT